TAAAATCCTGTAACAAGAATCAGCAGACAAGGCTGCATCCCAGTGAGTTACAATCATCGTTGGTTGTCGATCATCAAGCCTAAAGTCATAGCAATCGCCTGGCAAACGCTTATGGTCTGCGTGAAACAAACTAACCGTTTTATCCCAATCAAGCTTGACTTCTTCTCCATTACAAATGATATGATCTGTGTCGGCATTTGCCTCTCGTCCTGTTAGTACTCTCGCATAAGTCATTGGACCACAAAGACCATCGGCACCCAAGTCATGATCTTCCTGAAATCCTATAATTCTCTCAATTAAATCTTCATCAAAACCATTAGCACCAAACCAATTGGGAGCCCAGCCATGTTTGCTAGCAGATTTCTTATTGTATTCTATTTTTGCTTGAATATCCATTATTTACTCCTCGCAGATCGCTTCCGTCAATAGCCTAGTGACCACATAGGGGTCACAGTTTGCATTGGGTCGTCGATCTTCGATATAACCCTTCTGGTCTCTTTCAACTTGCCAAGGGATGCGAACAGACGCACCACGATCAGAGACACCATAGCGGAACTCCATATGGCTACAAGTCTCATGCTTGCCCGTTAAACGCTCTTCAATCCCGTGGCCATAGTTCTTAATGTGATGGCTTGCACGCTCACCTAGGGCCACGCAGGCATCCATACAAGCGGCATATGACCGACGCATCTCAAGGTTACTGACGTTGGCGTGGCAACCCGCACCGTTCCAATCTCCTGCGGCTGGTTTACCGGCAAAAGATACTGTGACACCGTGTTTCTCTGCAATTCGCATAAGCAACCAGCGAGCAATGACAAGCTGATCAGCAACTCTGGGCGAGCCCACAGCACCAACTTGGAACTCCCACTGACCTGGCATCACCTCGGCATTGATCCCCGAGACGTCGATGCCGGCATGTAGGCATGCATTCATGTGTTCCTCAACGATATCACGGCCGAAGATATTGTCTGCTCCAACACCACAATAAAAATCGCCTTGCTCCTTTTGGTTTTTCGTAAAGCCAAGTGGGCGGCCATCCTTGAAGAATGTATATTCTTGTTCCAATCCAAAGAGCATTTGCTGCTCTCTGTGTGTTTTGTGTGCTGCTTCGCATGCATTCCTAGTGTTGGACTCATGGGGAGTGCCATCAGTATTCATGACCTCACACAAGACTAGGAGATTGTCCTCTCCTCGCAATGGGTCGCGGCAAGTGTATACTGGATTCAAAACACAATCCGATGCATCGCCTGGTGCTTGGTTTGTGCTTGATCCATCAAAGCCCCAAACTGGGGCCTTTGCTTTCAATGAATATCCAGCTGTAATAATTTTTGTTTTACTTCTTATTTGTGCTGTCGGCTTTGTGCCATCCAACCAAATATACTCTGCTTTAACATATGGCATAGCTATCTCCTTGTCTTGCTATTATTATACTCTTTTATTGGAATTTGTTAATCTTTTTCTAGGATTTCCAGAACTTCTTTGATTTCTGGTATCTCTCTTCTTAAATCGTGATAGTAATAAAACTTTCTCAGTAGATATCTTTTGAATGGAAACATCCAATAATAGGCAGACCCCGCAAAATTCCTGTCAACAATGGAATTAATGAAGGTACCAGTGTTTAATTTTTCTTGAAGGAAGTGGGCCCAGATCGCCAAGGTCATGCGGTACCCTCTGAACTCCAGCCATGCCCTTGTCGGGCTTGGTATTGGAAGGAGGAACAGGAGACAGAGGAACCACCATGGATTGCTGTCAAAGACCCCAAGCAGGGCAAATGGGGCAAGGTTCTGTGGAAAAAGATAAAGGAAGTTGAAAAACAACCACATCCTTTTCCTATCTTTCAGGTGGACATATTCATGCGCAAGGGTTGCCATGGCGGCGACGTGATCTTTTTCGCGCCATGGCAACTCGGGCACATAGACTTTAGGATACAATGTCGTGACGTAACTGGTAAGAAACTTCTTATTGAAGAAAAGAATCTTAGAAATGAACTTTAGAAGGGGGCTCTCTTTCTTACTTAAGATCTCAAAACCAGGGATCTGTTCACGAAAGTATTTTGTCAGCCTTTCTCTTTTCTCGCGAAAAGAAGAATTCATCTTTACTTCTGGGTGGTGCCCTTAAGGCGAGCAAGGATTTTCTCTGCTAACTGCTCTGCCATGTCCTCGTTGCGACTCTCTTTCATGAGGCGATCGGTGACTCGGCGCGTAATCTCTGCGACCATGGCATCCTCGTCAACATCCTCATCAAGCTCAACGCCAGGAGCGGCATCCTCGTCCTCTTCCATCATCGCCTCGGGAGCCTCGTCCTCTGGCTCTTCAACAGAGGCCATGTCGAGATCATCTTCGGCTGGGGCCTCTCCTTGAGCGCCGAGGAGTTTCTCAAGCACGCTTGTCAGGGCTGCAGCTTCCTCATCTGTTATGTTTACTTCTGCGCCTTCCTCTCCAACGTCTGCAACCTCAAGGTCTTCGGGAGGATCTTCGGGCATATCGGCCTCCTCGGCTCCCATCTCCTCTGCTGCAGCGTCTTGCATATCAAACTGGGGATCGTCATCGCGAGCATAGCCCATTTCCTCTTCAACGACAGGTTCCTCAACTTCAACAGTTGGGGTGTCGTACATCTCAGAGAGCGTACCGACAAACTGATCACTAAGTGTGTCGATCTCAGCTAATTTCATGAACCGACGAATCGTGTTCTCATTCAATAATTTCTTTCCATCTTTTGACATTGTTCCTAAGCCTCCTTCAATAAAGAACTTTCTCTTATAAATAGTATTATTTTCTATAAAATGCTTTTTTTGTTTTTGTTTAAATATCTTTACCCAATTTCTTCACGACCTTGGAGCTAGCGATGTCTTGTATTTGTTTTACTCTGACAAAACTTACCCCCATTCTGTCGGCCACTTCTCTGAGAGTCATTGTTTTCTTTTTCCCAACAGCCACTATCGTGCAATTTTGGTCTTGTTCATAATCAATCCATAAGCGACAGTCCTCACAGGGACAACTCACATCATATTTTTCTAAAGCTTTGACACAACCTCTCATAAATCTGAATGCTCCTCTAACATATCGAAGATACTCTCTATTTCATTATCGTTCAAAGAGAATTTAGTTTTAAGTTCTTTTTCTTGTTTCTTAATTTTATTCTGTTTTCTCAACTTTGTTTTGTCCATGGTTTCGTTCTCCTCTCTATATTTATCAATAAACTTCATAAAGTCTTCTTCCTTCTCCAAGTATGCCGTCACGACGGCCCTGAAGAACTCATTTTGTTTTAGGCCGTCATATTGCAGCCTTATTTTCAGATCTGCATGTCGCTTGTCAGAATCATAAAACATCACCTTTTTATAGTCTTCACCATATTTCGGAAGTTTCTTGGCCATTATCTCCTCAAAATATGAGTCGAACTCTCAACCTGTCCGGCACCTGTCTGCTTCACAAACTGAGCTTTGAACTGCATCCCATAAATGGTCCTGGAACCAGAGTACGAAAGGCCGCTGCGAATACCGTTCTCCAAATCCCCTAGCACTTCTGCAACTGGGCCCTTGAAGGGTACCGTTGTTGAGACGCCTTCGTTAGAGGAGTGTGTACCTCGCCAATCCTTCTGTGCTTCCTTCGAAGCCATTCCGCGATAGACTTTGTATTTCTTACCTCTCTTACCCTCGAACAGTTCGCCTGGTGTTTCAGCCGTACCGGCAAGGAGAGAGCCGAGGATAACAAAGTCAGCACCAGCAGCCAATGCTTTCACAATGTCGCCAGAAGTCTTCATGCCACCATCAGCAATAATGGTTGTATCATATTCCGAATCAGCACAATCCAAGATGGATTGGAAAGTAGGACATCCGTGTCCCGTTTGAATTCTAGTGGAACAAATTGATCCGCCGCCAATACCCACACGAATACTGTCTGCGCCCCACTCGGATAGGCGATCGTATCCCTCACGAGATGCGACGTTACCTGCCATTAAGTGAACACTCTCTCCGTACTCTTCTTTGAGTTTTTCAATCGCGTTACGCATTAAGACGTGATCGCCGTGAGCAACATCCAAGCAAAAGAAACGAATACCTGCGCCGTGTAGGGCACTGGCTCGCTCAAAGTAATCCCCTGTCACGCCGATTGCTGCAGCACGGACCCCTTCATAGCTGACAAAACCAACTTGTTCTGGAATTGTGCAGTAGCGATGGATAACTCCCAATCCGCCTGCTTCGCCCATAGCCAAAGCCATTTCGGTTTCGGTGATTGTGTCCATTGGGCTGGAGATGATAGGCAGAGGAAATGTCGTGTTTCCCAGCCTGCTCTCTATATTTACTTCCGATCTACTTTTGACGTCCGAGTATTGTGGAACCAATAATACGTCATCAAAAGATAAACACTCTTTCATTTTAATCTTCATATTTCCTAATTAGCCTGTCTAAATACCATTTCGCCTTTTTAAGATCCTCCAAAGGTTCTTTCTTGTATTTATGGCGAGATACATATTTGATAATATTTCCAACTGTGAAGTTAAAGTCCCAGCTGTCGATGAAGTCGATCACCTCAATCCCCTGGTTATAGTGGGGTGGGTGATCGACTGCTTCTTTTTC